AACCTACACAAAGGCATATTCCAACAACTACTATACTTAAATATTGTGTTAATACCGATAAATCCATTTATCTTTCCCTCCTTTCATTTTCCAAAATTGATATTCTTGTTTCGTGGTTATTAAGCTGATTATGTATCTTGGTTCTATCTTCTTGACCTTTTTGCATCTGATCCGAAAGAACTTGAATTGTTACATTCAATTTTGTTATTGTATTATTGAGCTTTACAATTACAGTAAATATCGGAATCATCGTTGTAATAAAACCTAGAAATAACATTATTATATTATCTTGCATCTTCTCACCTCCTACTCTATTACTTCAACTTGTAGGAAAGTGCTTTGTGAGTATTTTCTTAGCTTGACACTTGTTCCTGATGGTTCAATATATACGTGAACTGATACTGTGTCTCCTGCTTTAGCAGGGAATATCATTCCTGGTGCATTATATGTTAGAAAATCCGATGAAGTTCTGATTCCATAATTTGTATAAACTTGACTATTCGTTATATAAACTGCTAATCCCATTGTTCTTAAAGAACTTGGAATATATGACATCATAACTTGAGCAGATATTCTAATATAATTTACACCCGAACCAATAACGATTTTTCCATTACTAAAACTTAATTTGTTTCCCATCTTAATGTATTGTTTTAGAGATACTAATACAGAGTCGTAGTCTTTAGAAGATGTTATCGTTGTATTATCAGTATCAAGAATAGCTTTTAGAATATGTTTTTGTTTATCCTGCTTACCATTTATCCAATCTATAACGTTCTTCTTGTCTAGTTGTAATGGTCCTCCTAATTTTTCATTATAAATTCCCCCAATACTAATTCCTTTATTCTTTAGTGCTGAAAGTAGCACTTTTCCGCTATTAAGAGATACTGGTTCTGTGTCTGAACTCAATTCATCTTTAACTTGAACTTCTATATCATACTCTGTACCTAGAGTGAAAGTTTGTCCTGTAATTTCTTTTGAGTCACAGCTAAATGTGCCGTTTTCAGTGTTTATTGTAACCAATTGCTTTATTTCAACCCAACTGCCAAATTCGGTCTCTGTCTTGCTCTTTTTTCGAAATTGAATGCTTTTGACTGTGTTGGGTTTTGCTCCAAAATTAATATTTGCATATTTGCCAGATAAACTTATTAAGACTGTTTCCCCTACACCTTCTTTTCTTTCAATTTTAACACTTTGTAAAACAGTTTCGGAATATTCAACAATATCTAATGCTTTTGTTTTGTCTTTTTGGTTTCCTCTGCTATCAACGGCAAAAACTGTTACTGTATTGTCGTCCATATTATTTATAGATTTTGATATGTCTGATGTTGAATAATCTAATTTTTCAATTTTATTACCAACCACAATATTGTAATATTTAGGTGTAGCACTGTTCTTGGTAGTCATCTTATTTGCACTTGTTATTGTTACCTTTAAATTACTATACTTTCGTATGTACTTTTGATTACTTCCAGTTAAAGTTTTAGTTATTGGATTAGTATCTTCACAATCAAAATTATTAAATACTGGGTCGCTATCTACTACATGACCTGTAAAATCAACTGTACTTGTTCCTATTCTAGTACCACCACTATAAGTTGTAAGTTCCACTGTACCATTAGCCTGATTTTGATTTGGAATTTTAGCAAATAATTCATTTGTATTCCAACTATATGAAGCATCTATCCCTGTTTGTGTTCTAACTGTCTGTCCATTGAATTTGATAATTGCTGTATGCGTGAAACTAGCACTTTTGCGGTTAGTATATATTGTTATAGTTTCGCCAATATTGAAATTCTTTTTACTTAAACTTACTTCGGAAGTTCTAGGAATTGTTGTTAATTTCTTGGATGTTGACCCAGTTATTGTTCCTGCTGATATACCTGTTTGAAACGAGAAACTAGCATAAACGGTTTTCTCTCCTTGATTATTGTGTGTTACATCTAATGTTTTCTCAAAAATTGTTGTAGTTGAATTTTGAGGTATATTATGACTAAAATCGTATGTTGTTCCGTCTATTGTGCAAGTACCTGGTTTAGAATATCCATTATACGAGCCTCCTGTCGTTGTTACTTGTACTCTAACAGTTATATTACTTTTATTGTTTGCTATATTCTGTGAGTTTTGTGTTATTGATATATTACTTGATACTGCCATATGCTCTCCTTTCTAATAAAGTAACAGCATATTCTTTGAATTAATTTGTTGAGTTTTCAAGAAATAGTTTCCTATTTCTATACTCTCTGTAGCTTGTATTTTGTAGAAATATGCTAAATCTTTATTAATTTGGAATATATTTATTCCTTTATATGTTGCTAGGATTTCGTCCTCATCTATAAACATAGTATTTTGATTGGCTTGGATCCAAAATCCTTTTTCGTCCATTTTATAATTCTTGCCATAAACTTCTCCAGGAAATTGAGTCCACTGAGTACACATAGTGTTATATTCGAGCTTTAAATCAGCAATTTCTACGAATCCCTTTATTGGTACTATGTAATCAAATAGTTCAACACCTAAACTAGCGCCAGTTGGCAATAAACTACTTGGAATATCAAGTGTTTCCCACTCTACAAAAGTAGTATTATTATATTTTGCTCTCTTAACTAAATTTGTTGTTTTATTATTCCAATATAACCCTTTGTAAGGTGTAGGCTCTACATTTCCTGTATAGACTGCAAACGCAGGATAAAATGTTAATGCCACATAACAACTCTTGATTTCTGCTGTATCGTATATTATTGGTGTTTGATAATAAAATCCATAAAAATATCTATAAGTCCAAACTTCTCTTGAACTCTCGTTATATAATGACATTTTTGTATCTAATATTTCCCACTGTGATGTTTGCGAGTTATATTTTTTAGGTAAGTATATTGTTGTATCTAACCAATTCTTGGTTGTATCTGTAGGTGCTGTGTTACTTACAACTACAGGTATAAAATCTGATTTCTTGGGTATTTCTATTATTTGTTCTATTTTAGTTAAATCTTTCAAATCGTCTGGTGTCAGTATAATACCTGGCTCATACAATGAATAAGGCTTCTCTACCTCAGTAAAATCTGCTTCATTAAGGAACATTAGTCCTACGCAGACATTTCCTTGTACTATACTGTTTTTTATAAAGTGTGATATTGCCATTTTGTTTTCATTTTGATTTAATGTAATAGGTTCTGTGATATTGAATATATGTGATACTGTATAGTCTTGTCTTCCATCAAGCTTAATAACTCGTCCACTCAGTGTATTTTCATTAGCATTTTTGCCGTTTGCCCAATATTCGTTAGAAGTTGTATAAGCGAAGTAGTTTTGAGCACTTAACAATGATTTTCTTGACAGTTCTGATACTTGCCAACCACTGTTGTACACATACATTTGATTTTCTATGTAACTTCCACTATTGGCAGTACAATACCAGTATGCTCCTTCAGTAGGATTGTCAGGTGGTGTATCTGACTCTTGATATGGATATTTAGCGTGCGCTAGCCAGAAATTATTATCATTAATCATTGCACTATTTCTGATTAGATTGTTTCCGCCTACTCTTCTAGTTGCAAATTCTAAACTTTGATTGGCTAGCTCCAATGTTGCAAGCTTTTCTTGTGTTTGTTCGTTTATTGCTTTGACTGACTCTTTGATAGAGTCTGCTGTTTGACTTATTTGTGAGTCTGTTTCACTTTTTGTGTAGTAATTTTCTTTTACGTTTCGTTTGGTTTCATATGTGTTGTTTAATCCATTATCTCTAACATATGTGATTTTCGCATTTGCTGTACTTGTTATATTATTAATACCTCTAAATAATGTAAAATGTCTTAATTTCTCCCACGCTTCTTTTTGGTCTTCTGTATAAGGTACTATTTCTTCTTCGGCTAGCTCGTATTCTACTCTGATATGGTTGTTTGATAGCCAAGTTTTTAACTCTGCAACCGTGCTTGCTCTGCTAGTATTGATTCTTAATCTTATAAGATTATCTATAATACTTTGAATGCCTTCTTCATCAGTATTCCAAACGTTTCGATTAATAAATTTATCACAAATTAATGTGCTCGCCTTTTTCATATCACTTTTAGGTATACAGAAATATGAGGTGTTTGTACCAGTTTGGTTTGCTAGCGTATACCAACCTGTTTCTGTCCCATCCAGCACAACTTGTTTCCTACTATGATGTATTCCATCATCTACCAAATAAGAGTTTTTGTATAGCTTTTGTCCTTCTGATAATGGGAAGTATTCTGTTTGTTGTTGGTGGGGTTCGTAGTCTGTTACGACCATGCCTTTTTCTATCATTATCTTCGTAGTAAAGTTGCTATATGTTCCAGCTTTAACAACTAGTCGCATTGGAACATTTTGTTCTTCTGTTAATGTAAAAGTTGCTTTGTTCCTTATAGCCGTTGCTATTGAACCATTCGCGCCTAAATATATATAACTATTGTTTGGTAAACTATTAGTCAAACTAATAGTATAAGTTCCCTCACTTAAATATCTTGAGCCTAAATTAACAGATGTATTTGAAGAATATGTGCCATTTATTGTTATTTCATTTCCTGCATATAGATTCTTTCCTACATCTTTTATTTCTAGAGAATTATATGGTACGTAACCTGTTGCTACTGTGCCTTCTTCTAACTGAAAGGCTGTTACAGAACCTTGAGGACAATCTATTCTTAAACGTACATATCCTGTTTCATTCCATTTTGCAAAGTTATTTATTTGTATTTCAGTATCATATCCTAAAAAGTTTTTGTCTTTATCATAATATACAATATATTTAGAACCTGATGTTCCAAGATAACTAAAAATGTATTGTTTTGTATTATCAACGTCAATATAATCTGTTCCATATCCGTTTACATTTGTTATAGTTGCTCCTGTTGATATACTTGGCATCTGTTTCCAATTTATTTCTTTAACTTTGTTCTTCCCCTCCAAATTCTCTATTTTGCTTAGATTATCTGGGCTAGGGCTTGCTCCCTGTTGGCTCTCGCCCTCTAGCATTATATCTATTAATGGTTCCGCAGATGCATCATCTATATATATGTTCTTTCCTTCTGCTGTACCTTCTATTTTTGTTATGCTCTCTATTGATTGCTCTACTGATGATACTTTACTGGTTATTCTTCCTTGTTCTAATTCAATTTTGGTTATTGACGAACTCGTTTCAGTTATAAAGTTAGCCAAACCCTCTATTCTTGCTACAGCCATTGTCCCTGTTGTAATAAATTTAGCATTTATTTGCCCATCCATTGTAATAGCTGTTTCAAAGGGTCCTTCATATCCTTTTGAACTAAATCCTATACCTCCTAATCCAAACCTCCAGACATTTTTAGCCTGTTCTTTCGGAAGTTTATCTAGTATTAAAATTTCATTATCATCTATATAAACATATCCATTTTTATTTAGAGAATTAATCAAATTTGTTTGTTTTTTTATAGTTATCTCTTGTTTTGATACTGTTTGTTTAATTGTTTCAATAGTATTTTTTATATTGTTAAATTTTGTTTTGACATCTCTTGTGTAATTTCCAAAAGTCAATGACTTCACTTTTTCAGAAATCAAATCATATTCATACTCTAAAACCTCTGTAAAAATATTTACAAAAGGATGTAAAACTTTTATTGTGTCCCCAATTTCTAAATCATTATTTACATTTGAATTTACTGTATAACTAACTTTAGGAACACAATTTTCTTCTAAATATTTGCTTGCATTGTTTCTTAACTCTAACAATAAATTAGTTTCTGTTTGTTCTTCTGCTTCTAAATCTGTTTGAAAATCTACTATTTTTGTATACGATATTTCGTATTGTGTTTCGCTTTCTAAATATATTTCAGGCAATAAAAGTCCATCATATCCAACTGGTAAAATTTTTGTGCATACATTAGACCAGTCCTCAAAGATCTCGAATCCCTGCATATTTTTACCGTAAACAATAGTTTCGCCATTATCTTTTCCTATGCTTTGTTTAAAACTAATATCCCAGTTGTCTGCTTCAAATACTCCTCCCCATCGTTCTTCAAATACTTGCCAAGATTCTAATAAAGTCTTTCTTATGAAATATGCTGTACTTACGTTTTCAACATTTGAGTCAATAGAAAAAGGACTGGTTTTATCAGTCCTTTCATTAACATATTTTAACCCATTCTGGCCATTTAAATTAGTTGGTCTTACATCTAAAAGTACATATCTTCTACTATCAAACATTACATGTTCAGCTGTGAATTTTATTTTTCTATTCGTATATGTTATGCTATCATTTATTCTAAATGCTTGTGGTTTTAATTTAGATTTTGTTTTTACTACACATAGCTTATCGGCTTCTATATACTCTTTATATTTAATTGGGATTTCTACTTCAATATACCATCCATTTAAAGACTTTTTCTTAATTTCATGACAATGTAAAGGATTAATAATAATGTTTCCTGCTGTTTTAAAATCAGTATCAGTTGCATTAAATATTTTAATCATAGCCATCTGTCCTTTCTTTTTATTTTGACAGTAGCTGAGCCACTATGTATTACGATTGCATTGTTTCCTACTTCTAATTTTGGGTATTTGTATCCTATTTCAAGATTTCTGCTTCTATTAAGGCCTTCGTATACAACTGTTTTTTCTTCACAATCTATTTCTACATAAGTATCATTTTCACTAAACGTATATTTAAACCTAACATCACCTAAAGTTAATTCAATACTATCACTTGAACCTTTTTCAATTCTTATTATAGGTCTGCTTGTTTTATTTCCTTCGTTTTGAACATTATTTGTAACTACTATATAATTATCATCAGCTTTCTCCCAAAATGGATTTCTGATAAAATTAGTATCAATAATTTTGATTCCTGCTGTCCTTTTTGGTTCTAATTCCGCATAAAATCTTGCTTTCGTTTTTCTTCCTTTATATTCTAACTCTCCCTCACCATCTAGCCACGCAAGGATATCATCAAGTTTGTTAGGATTCAAACATTGCACATAAATAGGTCTTTCAATATAAGAATAACCTAATTCATCAAAAATAGCACCATCTCTTCCTTCTATTTCTGTAACTTCATATTTCTGTGAAGCTTTAGCTAAGAAATGTTCTTCTTCTTCAATTACAACTTGCATATCTGTATTTGATATTCCTTTAAATTTAAACATTATAGCACCTCGTATAATTCATTTTTAACTATCCTTGCAAAACCATCTTCATCTAATGTTAATTTACAAGAATTTAACGCTTTAATGAAAGCAGAATACAATATATTAAATAATTTATTATAGTCTATATTCGCGCTAAGATCTCCAGTACGTTTGAATTTAAGATTAACATCAGAATTGATTGAATCCAGAGAATCCAATACATGCTCAGCTACTTTATCCGTTTGCTTGTATAAATTACTTTCTTCTGTTTCTATTCCTTTTTCCATTCCGCTTCATCACATTTTTAAATATTGCTCTTGTTTTCCTTGACGGAGAATGAATATCAAAAGCTTTTCTTAATCGGTTCAATATTCCATCTGCAATTCCTTTCGCTTTTGCAAATAATGATGGTTCCTCATCTTTCATACCATTTAGCATACCTTCCATAGTTCGCTTCATTACTTTTTTAGTATCATCTGGCATGTTATCATAACTGTCCATAATAAAATTAACCATTTTTTGAGTTGCATCACTAATTTTTCCACCATACATTTCTGTCTGTGCCACTTGCTCCAACCAAACACCAAGTTCTTTTGCCTGCTCTTCAGACATATTCTTGTACATTTCTTCCCAAATCTTTTTTTGGTTTTCGTAATGTTTCCATCCTTCACTTTCTTTACTTTTTTTTATTCCTAATATTTTATTAAAATTTCCATCTTCAATATTTTGAATCACATCGTTATGTCTATTGTTTTCTTCTTCTATCTTTTTATTGTATTCCTGTAATTTAGTATAAAACCCATCATTTTGACTTGCTCTTTCTAAATATCCATTTGCATATGCTTCACTAATCTTTGCTACTTCTTCATTTGCTACATCTATTTTTGCTTGTTTTTGTGCCATTATATTATTATATTCAGTAGCATAAGCCTCATTTTGCATTGTTGCTTGTTCTCCATATTTTTGATTTAATAAAGCAACTTCTTCTATTGTTCCTTGCTCTATAAGTTGTTTTGTTTGTTCTGACTGTTTTTGTGCTGTTGCAATCCATTCTTGTGATTGTACTTTGTACTCATCTAAACTGCCTTGAAAAGTTTCTGCATTTGTTACTGCTTGTTGAGTTATAGCTCCTGCAATTTGTTGTTGAATTTGTATCTCTCTGTCCTTTAGCTCTCTCAATTTTTTAAAATATTCATCTAATTGAGTTATTTCTTCTTGCGTATACCCTCTACGTTCATCTGATGCAGTTTTGCAAATATCAGTTATTCCTTTTTGTACTTCATCCATTTGCGTTTGTAATTTTTGTTGTTCTTCATTAGTTGCAAACATCGTTGTATTAAAACTGTCTAAATATCCCTCCGCACTCTTTAAACCATTATAAAAATCTGATACCCCTTCGCTCATATTTTCGAAAGCTTCCTTAGTTTTCTTTTGACTTTCATTAACAGCGATAGCAATTCCCGCAACAGCTAATCCTATTGCTGTACATGCTAATCCCACTGGGCTCGTTACTACAGTAAACACTTTTGCCAATCCATTAACTGCTTCAGATGTAGATGTTATTTTGCCTCTTGCTACTCCTATTGCTTGAGTAAAAGTCCCTATTCCTTTTATTGTTCCACCTATTACTGATGTTACTTTTCCAATTATCGTAACCAAAGGTCCTATTGCCGCAACAATAAGTCCTATTTTTACTATCATATCTACTTGCTTATCTGATAATTTGCTAAAGCTATCAATCCAAGTTCCAAGTGTTTTTATTAAGCCTTCAATGCTTGGCATTAGTTTGTTTCCGAGAGTAATAGCCATATCTTTTAATTTATTAATTGCTATTTTTATTTTACTTTTTAGAGTATCATATCTTTTATTTGCTTCATTTGTTAATGCTGTATTATTCTTCCATGCTTGTGTTCCTGTATTTATTGCATCATTAAACAGGGTCCCAGCATTTGCTGCACGCAACAAAGAATCTCTTAATCTAACTTCAGTTAGCCCCATTTCAGAAAGCATTGTAATTGCGCTTTCGCCTTTGTTTTTAGCATCTCCTAAGCCTTTAATGAACTCTGATAGTGCACCTGCAGCATCTTCTTTCCATGCCTTTTTAAATTGCTCTGTTGTCATTCCTGAAACTTTTGCAAAGTCTTCAAGATTTGTTCCTGCTGTTATCAATTGTTTTAATTCTGTGCTTGTCATCCCAATACTTTGTGACAATTCTTTAAAGCCCATTGAATCATTTGCAGACATCAATTCTAATTCTCTTAATGTCATTCCTGTCTTTTTTAGTACTGTATCTAACTTTTTGCCACCTTGTTCAACAGCATTTTGCATTTTTACCATTGCCTTAGAAATTGCTGAACCACCCATCTCTGCTTCTATTCCAACTGAACTCAATGCTGTTGCCAACCCTAAAATTTCCGCTTCTGAGAAACCAACTTGTTTTCCTGCACCTGCTAACCTCATGGCCATACTTACAATATCCGCTTCTGTTGTTGCATATTTGTTACCCAAATCAACAATTGTTGATCCTAATTTGTCAAAGTCTTTTTGTGACATTTGAGTTATATTTGCGAATTTTGCAAGCTGTGAAGCAGCCTCATCAGCAGTAAGATTTGTGGAATTTCCTAGATCTATCATTGCTTTTGAAAAATCTAATATGTTTTCTGTCTTTATTCCTAACTGTCCTGCCGCTTCTGCTACTGCTGATATTTCTGTTGTAGAAGAAGGTATTTCTTTTGCCATGTCCCTAATGCCCTGTTTTAACTCTTCCATCTGTTCTTTCGTTCCATCAACTGTCTTTTCTACTCCTGCAAAAGCATCTTCAAAATCTATTGCACTCTTAGCACTTAAAGTTAAGGCTGATATACTTGCAGCAGAAAACGCAGACAACTTCTTGCCTGCGTTTTCTATTTTCTTTCCTGATTTTTCAACTTTTTCTCCCCATTCTTCAAGTTTTTTACCTGTATTTGTAAGTTGTGTTTGAACATCTTTTAATTTACTCTCATAATTTTTTAGTTTAATTTCTGCATTAGTTAATTCATTTTGTTTCTTTTTTATAGCTGTTGTATTTTTATTTTCTGCATTTTCTAAATCAGCTAATTGCATTTTTAAAACATTTACTTTATCTGACTGAATCTCATAAGCATTTGTTAAATATTCTTGTTGTGCTTTTAATTTCTCTGTTGATTTAGTAGAATTATCCCATTGTGATTGTGTTAGCTTAAATTGATTATAATTCTTGTTCATTTCTATATTTATATCTTGAAGAGTTTTCTTAAAATCTTTTGCTCCTTCTTCTGTAAATATAAGCCCTACTCTTTTTAAATCATTACTTCCCACTTTTTTTCACCTCTTTTTAAGCATAATAAAAGCACCAGAGTAAATCTGATGCTAAATAAAAAAGTACCTGCATTTGCAAATGTTTTTTATTAATATATTTTATTATTTCCAATTTGTAGTGATATCAAATCATATTCTTCATATGTTTCATCTACAAATTCTATAATCATCCAGAACTTTTCGCCATTTACCTTTCCTTCTATTTTATATCTTAATCCTGTTTTTATAAATTCGTAATCTCCTTTATAACTTGAATAGTCTGGTTTATATAAATTATCTTCTAAGACCATTTGAGCATAAGTCATTAATTCTATTCCGTCTGGTTCTTTACTTGTATTATTTTCTTTACTATTAGAGCCAAATATGCAAAAGTATAATACAATGCAAATTATAATAAATGCAATAAATCCTATTATCTTGTATTTAGATTCTATGTTATTATTATTCATCCTTGTTCATCTCCTAGTGGCAAACTTTACAAGCTGTTCAACCTTCTGCAAAAGCTTACTTCATTATTGTTTGATACTCATTGTTTTTTAATATTCTACTTATTGTCTAATTTACCATTTATACTATCTAGCAAATCGATTATATCTGAAAAGCCTTTTATAAATGCAAACAGTACAATTCCACTAAATAAAAATGTAAATCCTACAATTATCTTTTCATTGCTCCAATTCACAAAAGCAATTATTATACAACAAATTAATTGAAAAGCATTTATAAATCTTAAAGCAACTGTTTTATAGCCGCTTTCGTAATTCTCTTTTTTTATGTTTTTTTCTTTTTCATAAATTTCAAAATCTAATCCACAGTATGGACATTTTTCGTCTAGTTCACTTACTTTTTTATTACATTTTGGACATTCCATAATATCACCTTCCTTATTACATTTTACCTTTTGCAGCAAAACATTGCAAGGAAAACAATTCGACATATTTTTACATTTTTCTACATTCTGTGTTTTGAGTTGTTCATATTTATAGTATTACCTTTTTTTATATCTGGTGTATTACTTATTACAAAATTAATAATTGATTCAATATCTTCTAATTTTACAAGTCGCACCGCTTGTCTATATGTTAAAGGCTCATCATAATTTGATGCTATTATAGCATATAAAATTTGGTTTGTTGCATACATTGTTTTTGTATATCCATTTTTATCTTTTTGTCCTTTCGCATCTTTTTTTAATTGTTCTAGTCCGCCTTCATAATCCTCAATATATTCTAAAAAAAGTGATGTCACCTCTAAAATTATCTTTTCTCCATTTTTTAATTCTATTTCCATATTATTACCTCATATTCTTATATTATTTTCTTATGAAAAGGGCTCTAAATCAATTCTAGAGCCCAACTTTTTTCTAAGTTCCTGGTGTAATTGCTGCAGCTAGTCCTGCATCATCTAAAATTGGCTTTGCAAAGAATAGTTCTTCTGTTAATCCTTCTGGGAATTTTGACATTTCATTGTTTACATATGTTTTTTTATCTCCTAAGTCATTATATGCATAAGCTTTTATAGTTACTGTATCATTTTGCTCTGAAAAGCTCTCTTCTCTTGTTGCGATATCATCTGTATTTTCTACTAATTGGCATTTAGGGTACCAAGCTAATTCAAATTTTCCTTCTAATTTTTTTACAACTTTTCCAAATGCAAAGAAAGGTCTTGTGGCTGTTCTTCCAGAACGGTTTAATCCTGCTGCACCTATAACATCTCCTCTCATTTTTGCTAAATCTTCTGGGTCAAAAGCAACTACTTCTACTGCCATCTCTATACTTTCGTTTTGATTTACAGTTGTATAGTCTTGTCCTGAAGCTCTAACCACAGCTACCTCAGAGTTTTCTGTAGTTCCTATATTTTTTACTACATTGCTTTTTGTAACATTTTCTTCATATGTTGTTGTGAAATTGCCAGAAGCATCTGGTGTATTGAATGCATAGTATAATGCACCTACTGTTTCTTTTACCATAGGTTTTTTTGTATTAATTGCCATTTTAAAATCCTCCTTTTAATAAAAAATTACCAAGTTTTTATTCCTAACTTGGTAAGCATTTTTTTATAATACTTTTCTTTATTTCTATCCCATACTGGGTATAGATGTTCTTGAGCATTCATTTTTGCAGTTCCATGCTCAAGCATTGGGCCATAATATTTGCCCCATCCTGCCTCTACTTCTTTGTTTTTCTTTTTATATGCAAAGCACTTAATTAAGTGTGTGTAGCCTGATTTTCTAATTTTTGAAATTGGTTTAGGAAGTTTTAACAAATCACCAACAAATTCTTTAGCACCTGTCTCTAATACATCTACTGCATTGTCTGCGCCATCTATATATTTTTCCAAAATTTCAGACATTGCCTCAAATCCACTATATCCGTAAACTTCATTAGACATTTTCTAATACCTCTAGTGAGAAAAATGAATGCCAACGCCTTGTTTCTGGATTATATTCGTGTTGTATCGCAGGAAATAGCTCTATATCATTCAATAAATGTTTTAGTTCCAAAAGTTTCGTATGTCTTGGTCTGTCAGCTATTATAGAAATCTGATAAGTAACTACAGTGTTATAATCTTTTCCACTTGCCATTTGGTCTTCCCAATAATAATCCCAAAAACAAACTCTAACTTCGTCTTCCATAATTTCATCAGTCGGCGTTCCTTCTTTTATAGGTATCTTTAACTTTTCTAGTAATTCAACTAATTCTTTTTTTGTCATAAATCTTCCTCCAATTTTACTCTTGGATATTCCTCAAGAGTTAAATCTGTCTGCTTAAATCCATCATTATTAGTAAAGTGATAGGCATTAAATACTTTATGATATTCATTTCCTATTTTAACTACATGTAAAGATGTTATTTCTTTTGTTTGAGGTATTCTTATTTTATAGGTTATTTTTTTCTTTCTATCTTCTGATTCAAATTTAAGTTTATCTGATATTGATAATTCTTCAAACCAAAATTCTTTTTCAGTATCTTTTAAATACTCTACTGGATATGTTGTTTCGGTCTGTTTTATTTCAAAAAGTCTAAATTTTCCGTCATTATATGTCGGTAGGTTTGTAATATTTTGTTTGAAGGTAAGCATATTCTCCTGCATATAATTGTTTAAATTCTGCTAATCTATTATACCTACAATATAATACATAATTTTTCAATAGACTTCTTGCTTTCAGATCAACATCATACTCAATTTTAGCTCCAACATTTTCATTAATATCAAATTCTGCCTCTTTTATATAACCTATAATAGTTTTGTCTTCTTCAAGAGGAGAAATATGTTGTTCTCCTCTTATTTCCTCAATTAAATCACTTATTTGTGTATTGTTCATAATACACCTCTATTCTTCTGTTGTTTCTTTTTCTTCTTCAACAGATTCTTCTTTATCCTCGCTAGTTTCATCTTTTTCTTCTGTTGTTTCTTTTTCTTCTTCAATCAAGACTTCTCCTATTTTGTTTTTCTTTGAAGATAATTCTTTTATTCTGCTTTTTGCAACATCTTCAATTTTTACGCCTTCGTGAGGATAAATGTCTCCTACTTTGTAGATGTAATCATTATCTTTTAAATCTTTAAATTTATGGATTACTTTATAAACCATTTTTTATTTCCTCCTTTTTTTAATTTAAAAGGAGCTTAGTTCTAAGCTCCTGCTACTACTTCTTTTGTTGATACTGTTCCAACAACCGCAACTTTTTGAACATATTCCTCTAGTTTTGTTACATCAAATATGTAAGCAATATTGTCGTCAGATGCTCTACCATTTGCATAACCTTTTCCTATAATTAAGTCAGCATCATCTAATGCTAATGTTTGGTCGTAATCCTTAATTCCTAATCCTGTTAACCCCATTGTGTATTTTCCTGGAATGAATAGGGCAGCTTTGCCTGTTGGGTTGTTTGAACAAGTTACTACTTCTAGGTTTTTATATGAAGATATTAGTTTACCTTCATCGTTATATATTGCTGGTGCAACATAATCAGCTTCATCGTTTGGATGACAAACTAATATTAATTTATCTATTGTTCTTACACCATTTTTAGTTAAGTATTTTTTTGCTCCTGCTAAAGTTTTTGGTCTAAATGATGTTAAATCAGTATTTACTGCTTTATCTTGATGTGTTCCATCTTCATTTGTTTTTGCAATTTGTTTATAGATTCCAACAGGTTCATTTTTTCCGCTTCCTTGCAATGCTCCATATTCTAATCCATCGTTTAATTGTTCTTTTAATATTTCTCTGCAATATTTCTCAACAAATGGTAATGCTAAATCTCTAATTGATTTAGGAAGTATCATATAAACTGTTAATTTACAAACTTCCATATCTAAAGTTGCAAAACTAGCTGTTAATTCGCCTTTTATTTTATCTGTTAGTGCTCCCCAAGAAAATGCTCCTGTTTTAGATGCAGTTATCCATTTTTTTACGTTTGCTGGTGCAAAGTTTATGTGTTTTAATAATCCACTTCCTTTTTTTACATCTTCTAAAGTTACATCAACAAATGTTGTTGGCAATATGTCTACTTGCTTTCCTGTTATAGCTTGTCTTGGGTCATTTTTTAATGCTTCAAAAAATTCTTTTTCTTCTTTTGGTAATGTTCTTAAATTAAGAGTTTTTGCATATTCTTTATCGCTTTTAGCTCTTTCACTTTCTTCTAATATTTCTTTGGCAATTTCGTTGTATTGAACTTCGTTTATTTTTTCCATTGCATCAATTATAGCTTGTGCCTTGTCTTCTCCGTTTTGTAAAATTTTTAAAGCCTCTTCTTGAGCCTTTTTCATGTTATCTTCATTAAATTTCATATTTTTTACCTTCCTTTTCTTGTTTTTTTATATTAAAAAAAGACGTCCATGCGTCTTCATTAACCTTGTTTCCTTCTTGCGAAGTATTTTCTGCCATTTTATTTGCTTTTTCTTCTATTTGATTTTGTAAGTCTTTATTCTGCATAACTAAATTATATATAAAGTTTGCCTCTAAAGCCTGCATAGGCTCGTTCTTTGTTTGAGTAGTAGAAAATCCTAATTCATAGGCTTCTTTAGAAGTTATCCAACTCTCTCTGTCCATCATTTCTTTTACTTTTTCTTCTGTTAGTCCAGTTTTATTGACATAAATATTTACTGATGGTTGAGTAATTTTTTCTAAATCTTCTGCCATCTTTTTCATTGCATTTGAGTCTCCTTCAGCATAGCTCCATGCATTGTGTATCATTAGCAGTCCATTTTCTGGTACTACTCTTTCTTTTCCTGCCATAAAAATAACAGACGCTGCACTACAAGCAAATCCATCTACAATAGTCTTTAAATTTCCTTTAAAATCAGATAATAGACTATAAATTGCTAAACCTTCTGCAACTTCTCCTCCATACGAATTTATTCTTACAACTAAATTAGATGTATCAATCTGTGCTATTGCTTCTTTCAAAGAAAAAGCATCTGTTTTCTCTTTCCCAGTTCCTAGCCAGCCGTCAATCCAATCTTTTTTTCGGATGCTTCCATATATGTATAATTCAGTTGTTTGCTCGTCAACTTTTCTAAAATTTAAATAATTGTCATTCATCGTCTTTCGCACCTCCCTTCACTTTCCCATAGTTTTTAGTTATATTGTGTTCATCTGCCCACTCTTCATCTATTCGTGGCAATCTTAAAAACTTATTTATTTCATTTCTGCTAAATCCATCACCTGTTAATTTATCTATACCATTTGCAGAATCAAATATATCTCTGTGTTGAATTGAAAGTCTGTTAAACATTACATATTCACCTTTTAAATAACTTTCTTTTCCTACAAAACCTATATTAAATCCATCTTCTAATACTTCAAAATATGGGTCTACCGCAAAGGTTATAAAATCATTTGTTCCATTAGATTTTTCTGTTTTACTACCATAAAAAATATCTAACGGAATATTCCATTTTTGAGCTACAGCATCACAAATTTGTTTTGCTGTATCTTTATAATCCGTTAGATTTTTGGTGTTATTTTCATTTAAATTTATTAGGTCAAAAATTTCTGATAACAATATAGTAGATTCTTCTTCGCTAAATATACCTTCTGTTATTTTCTCTTTATATTTATCATAGCTTACTGGTTGTTTAGTTTCCATATCCAATATTGTAGGTTGCCCACCTGGATATTTTATTCTCCATTTTGCTGTATTTGCCCTAATAAAACTTTTTTGTGCAGCCTTTAAAATTTTAGCTGTATTTAATTTAAATTGCTCACTTGCTTTTGCAAGTTCTTCGTTATTTAATGAAAAGTATATTGCATTGTCTGAGCTATAATTCTTTGTCAGATTTAGTGAATTTCCCTCATTGTCAGATACAGTAATGTTTGAAAATATTTTTTCTTTAAATACTTTGTTACTAACCTCAAATCCACTATCTGCTATATAAATCAATTTGTTTTTTGGTGATTGATTTATAATCATTAATGCAGACCCATCGACTAATAATCTAGTAACCAATTTATATAAAAAGCTCGTGCCATTTTCATTATAATTAGGTTGTATATTCAATATCCAATATAAGTCGCCTTTTTGTTCTTGTATTTTTCTGTCCTTCTCTTCAAATGTTTGTATTTCACATTTTGATATTGTTTTTGCTATTAAGTCTATCGCATGTGCTTCTGCTAATGTGTATATATAATTTGTTGTATTGTCTTTTCCAAAAAGTGCATCAATAATAGAAATATATTCGCCTTTTTCATTTTTAAATATTTTATCTAATATCATTTTTTCACCACCTTATACATAAATGACCTCTTCGTCTAGCAATTCTTGCACGCTCATCGCAGCAACAAATGCCATAAAAGGGTCATTCTTTCTTAATTTTGGTTCTATCTTTTCATATTTTTTATTTCCATCTTTTCCTTCTTTTACACAAGTATTATTTATTGCCCACCTCATTATTGCACTATCTCCTATGTTTATCTTACCTTCTGCGAAAGCAACTTCTATTCGCGGTGCAACTATTGCAGCAATACTCGCAGGATATCTTATCATTCTTACTAATCCATATGGATTTTGTTTAGTTTCTACAGATATTCCCATTTCCTTAAATATCTGTTCTAATAACTTATATCTATATGTATCAAGTACAATTTTTTTAACGCTATATTTAACCATTTCTGACAATATCCACAATATCATTTCTTTTGCATCTATGCTTTCTTTGTTTGTTATTTCAAAATCTTTAAATCCTGCTTGCCCTATATTGTCAAACGGAAACTTAATATCATTAAAGAATTTACTTTTTGAGCATATCCAAGTTTTTTGTCTCCAGATGTATTCACCATCTTTTTTAAATAAAAAACCAGCACTAGCAAAATCATTCAAAGATGCGAAATCTATTCCTACAATTGCTGTTCTTCCCGCTATCATTCCTGTTTCTCGCGGGATTTCTTTTTCTTTATCACTATAAGATGCTCTTAAAATTAATTCCCATTCTGTTACAGTCATTTCTTCATCTTGTTGTGGTAAATTCATTCTTTTTGCATAGAACTCAACTCTATATGATTTCTGTTTTTGCATTTTAATATAATCTCTAATAAGTTCGTTCATTAGAATTGGCATATATCTTAAGCTTGGATTTGCCTGGCACCATACAGTTATATCTATATCTTCTTTATTTCCAGTTTCTAAAAACTTTTTCATAGGTATATCAACAGTTTTTTTGTCGTTTATTTTGTAGATAATTGGTAGTAATCCTAGAAAGTTTGTTTCTCCATTTAATATAGGCTTTGACATTGATAATTTTTCGTCTAGTGGTCCATCTCTTACAGTTCCATTTGTTGTTATAGTAACTGTTCTTGCATGTTTTATCTTTCCTAAGCCAGAGCTATACACATTTATTTGTTTATAATCTTCATAAGCATGTAGCTCATTAAATATTATCATTCCTGTTTGTTTACCGTCTTTTGTTTTTGCATTTGCAGTATTATATCGTAATATAGAATGAGTGATTTTGTTTATAACCTCTGTTTTATTCCAATAAAAGTATTTTTTCATTATAATTTTATTATTTTCAAGCATGTTATAAACAACATTAAATGAATTTAACGCTTGTTCTTCTGATGTAGCAACAATATCTATATGATAATTTTTTACACCATAATAATGAGTTTGTAAGAAATTTGCTAATGGCATTATCATTCCATCTTTTCCATTTCCTCTTGCCATTACAATTAGAATGTCTGGAAAGATTACTATATCTGGATTATTTTTGTCATACATAAAAAATAATGCGTACGCAAATTTTTGGTATGGAAATAATTTGTAATACCATTTTTCGCAATACCTGATGGCCTTATGAAAAGTTTCTTCATCAAAAAAGACATCATCTCTCGATAATGTCGGTTTTACTATATTTTTAATTAATAATTTTATTTCATCATCTGTTTCGTTTGGGTTATCTTCAACGAATTTAATGTATTCATCTATTTCATTACAACAAATCATCTCCCTCACCACCTGAATTTTCCTCTGGTGCTTTTAATTCTAAATCTTGTAAAATTTTAAGCATCTGGCCGTTTACTTTTAATAAGTTCGGTACGCTTTCGTTTGGCTTAGATGACGTGAAGCCATTTCCTGTCGTTGTAAAATACCTGATTCCATTACTTTTTATATCGTACTGTAATTCTTCTTTTAATTTGACAAGAAAAATGTAATCCTCTACCATATCGTCAAATTGTTTCCCAAACTTATTTTGAGCAAGTAACTGATTTTTTAAATCTTCTCTTATTATATCTACTTTTTCTTTTACTATTTTTTCTCTTTCTTTTTTTTCTTTTTCCATCTTTTTCATTGTTTCTGTTTTTATCTCTAAAGTTTTTACTTGATTTTCAAGATCTTTTTCTTGTTTTTTCTTGGTTTTGCTATTATTTGCTTTGGTTGGCATGCTATATACCCCCTTTTCACGTGATAATTGATTATTTTTGTTTAGTTGTTACCACACACCCGCTCTCCTTAAGCTCGTTTTAATCCGAGATTTTGACGGGGGTGTTCCGCTTCTAAATTTCTTTATATTTATATTCCATCTTTGATTGTATTAGTTTCCCATCTGCATATTGGGTTGTTGATATAATTTCTATTATATCCTTATCCATCACTTCATCTTCTATTGTATCTAATGTTACTTCTTCACTTTGTATTGTTATTTTACTTAGTTCATCTATTATTCTATTTTGTTCTTTTATTCTATCTCTATACTGTTCTATTTCTTCTGCTAAATATTCTATTATTTCTCTATCACACATATCAAATTCATTTCTAAATTTGGTAATTCTTCTTCTAGTTTTTTTATATCTATTCTGTTCTATCTTAATGTTTTTATTTGTTTCCATTATCTTTCCTCCTCTTTTTCATTTATACTTAAACATAATAATCCATCTATTATTTCTATCTTGTAAGTATGGTCTAAGTGTTGTATTTGTTTTCCTTGTGTAAATGTATTGTCAAATAATCCTAAACTTTGTAATATCATATTACATTCTTTTTGAGGTATATTAGATAATAACATTATTGTATTTTGCATAACTGTTATAACTTTAATTACATGACTTATTTGTGCATCAACTTTAAAACTATTTCTTACCAGGCAATTAAAGAATATTTTCATTGCTACTACTATTTCTTCATCATCTAACAAATAACTTGCAGATATTCCGTTGCCAAAGCTAATTACTCCAACTCTTTCTTTATTGCCATTTATATCTGTTGCCTCGGTTTCTTCTTTTAGTTCCGCTTCTATTTCATTAATCTTATATGCCTGCATTAAATGTTCTAGCTTCATAGTTACCACCTTTCTTGCGTAATTCTTTTTCTTTTTCTATATTTAAATCTATTTCTATCTTCTATAATCTCATGTGCTTCAAAACTTAAACTTACCATATTATTAATATCTAATGCTAAATCAGGTCTTTGTTTAATTGGTATAATATGATGTACTATTTCTGCTTTTATTATTTTGATTTTATTTGGAAAATGTTTGCCATCATTCCATTTACCTAAAAAAAATTGACATTTCCCTTTATCTCTTTCTAGAACTTTTTCTCTCGCTATATCAAAGTCTGTAGAATTATAAAACTTATCTGTATTTCCTCTTGCTATTTCAAATTCCCAATTATAAGATTTCCTTTTTTTTCTTCTTTTTTTCATTTTTCTTCTTAAAACACTTATTGTAAAATCTGCACATCTTGCATTGTGTTCTTATACACCTTTCCAAATTCATTACTTCTCCACTATAATAGAAAAATAGAGCCAAACATTTAATATTCAGCCCCGCAAAAGTTTATATTTATTTTTCTTGATATTAATATTATAACACGTTTTTTTAACAAAAAAGGTCAAAAAAGGGTCATTTTTTTATAATAAAAAAAAAGAGAGTAGGTTTCTTTATTTTCCCCACTCTCAGTCTCTATTATAGAAATAATAGATACGTGCTATTTATATTATAACAAATATTTTTATATTAATCAAGTTCTTCTATCTTTATTTTCAAAGCTTCTTGTAACACTTGTGAAAAGTTTATATTTTTCTTTTCCGCTTCAACGTTTAGCCACTCTGGAATACTTAATGTCTTTTTTACTGCTTTATTGCTATGTTTTTTATAATATTCTTCCATATCTATATCTATTAATGCTATAAATTCATCTTCATTTAATCTTATATTGTTTAATTCTTGTGTAGCTATAGGATAATCTTTACAGTCTTCCAGATATAATCCCATTGCTTCTTGAGCCATACTAAACGCTTCTTCTATACTTTTCCCAAAAGTACTACAACCCTTCAAATCAATAAAATCAATTAAATAACAATTTTCAGTCTTATCAAATTTAAAAATAGCAGGATAAACTTTCTTTTTCATTCTCAACCACCTTCTTCATTTTAGAAAGGAGTGCATGCCCAAAAATAAAATACTATGTATATGGAAGGGCTTATTTCAGCCCTGTCCTTTTCAAGATTGTATTTACTGTTCCGATTGGTATATCTTTTCTATGTACTGGTATTATTTCAACTTGTTGTCCGTTTTTTCATTTTTAAGTGAGAACCGATTTTGAGAAACTTTATACCAACCGTTGTCTTCTAACAATCTTATCAGTTCTCTTGCACGCATCTATTTTCCTCCCTTCTGTATATAATTATACTACGTATTATTACGTATGTCAATAGTTTTATTAAAATTTTTTTTAAAAACTTACAACCATTATGGCTGTAAGTTTGGTGTTATTTTTTTAATTCTTCGTGTACCGTATAAATTAGTTTTCTCTTTCTTCTCTTATATGTCTCTAAGCTTATGTGTAACTTATCTATAACATTCCATTTATTATCATTTCCGCTTCACAAACTCTTCCTCAAAAATCTTATTTGCTAAATTATCAACAAGTTGTAATGATTGTACCACTGCTTTATATTCTTTTGTGCATTTCTGTAATTTTTTATCTTCTTGTAAAAGTATCACACTGTTTAATACCTTGTCTGTTACTTTATATGGTGCTTTTGGCATGCCATCGAGTACTGATGAATTTAGTCCCATTATATCCAATTTAATATTCATTATTGTTATGCAATTGTAATTGTATCTTTTTAAACAACTCTTTGCTTCTCTGTAATCTTCTTTACTTAATTTCATTTGTACCTCCTCATATTAATTTTCTAAGATCTTCTTTTCGTAGTGCTATAAAGAAATTTCCTAAATTGAAGCTTATTACCTCGTCTTCGTCTATAACACTGAATTTCTTCTTTATTATGGTATCGTTCTTAATTATTACCATTTCTATTGTATCTTCTGTTCCCATAGATTAACCTCCATTTATTTGATTTTTATTTTCTTTGTGAGTTCTTCTATTATCTTGTCCTTTTCTTCTAATTCTCCCTCTTTACTTTTTTAAGTGCATTAGTCCAACATTTAGTGCATCCTATACTTTCATAGTTACAAGTATCTTCTTCTTTCTTTTTATCTATTTTTTCTGGTCCGAATATGTCTGATGGACACATATTTATTCCTCCATCGCAAAATATCTGATGACATCCCTCTTCTGTTGCATATTCTACTACTATTTGCATTATTTCTTTATATGTGATATTAGTTTCTGTCTCTTCTGTAAATATTACTTTCTTTTTGCCTGACATATCATAAACATTACTCATGATTGTCCCCCTTCTAGTAGTTCTTGTAAAGCATCTACCGCAAATTTTATCTGTTCAAAATTATATTTTCCAAATAGTTCATTCTTTTCTAATTGTTCTATCTTGTCTTTTATTCTTTGAATTTGAATAGTATTTCTCTCGTATTCATTTAATTTTTCCAAATAGTCGTTATAAACAATATTTACATCAAATTGTTTTAAATTTAACTTGTTTTTTAATTCTTCATTCTCTTTTTGTAGTTTTTCTATTAGATTTAATAATATTTCAAATATTCCGTAATCTTCTGGTAGTAGACTTATCCTTATCTTTTTGATTTCCGATTTATATGGTACTTTTTCTATTTTGCATTTCTTTTCTACATTATTTAATGCTTTTAATAAACCAACAGCTTTCTTTTCTTCCTCGTTCATTTATTCCTCACTTTCTAATAGTTCTTGTAACCTCTTTTTTATATCTAAAGATTTTGTGTTCATTGCTTTTAATCTTGTTATTTGATAGTTGTTTTTTTGGTCATTTGATATTATCTCTTTAGTCTTTTTTATATCATAATCAATTCTGTCTATTATGTCTTTTAATTTTAATTTTGGAATATTATTTCTCTCGTATTCATCTAATTTTTCTAAATAGTCGTTATAAACAATATTTACATCAAATTGTTTTAAATTTAACTTGTTTTTTAATTCTTCATTCTCTTTTCTTAATTCTTTAATTTGTTGTTTTAATTTTTGTTCCGTTCCATAACTTCCTTGTTCTAAATTATTCCACTCTTCCCAAGCTTGTTCTTTTTCTTCCTTTAATATTTCATTCTCTTTTAATACTCTTTTATAATTTGATAAAATATGTTCTATTGCTTTTGCTAATTTAAAATTTGTTTTAATCCTATCTCCATATTTCATTAGTAATATACTATACCCATTTGTTTTAAATTCTTCTAATATTTTGATATCTTCTTCTATACTATTTCCTATGCTACCGACATTTGTGTCGTTACCATCACTATTTTCTTTCACTTAAAGCACCTCCTCTTCTAGTTCAATAACTTTTGCTATTTTTGCTCCACATTTAGGGCAATAATTATAACTATTATCTTCTGGTGTTCCATATTCAAAGTACCACTCTTCTTTACAATTACTGCACTCATATATAATATAATCATAATCATCTTTTCGTATAAAATTACATTCTTCCACTTAAAACACCTCCCAATATCTTTTGTTTATTATTTCTATCTATTCCTACATAACAACCTGTGTTTTCTTCTTTTACATCTTTTCCTGGATATAACATACACTTGCTATTTATATTATTCATACAGTCTTTACATTTTATTAAATCTTCAAATAATTGCATTAAATCCACTCCTTTCCACACTTTTCACACTTATATACAATGTGGTCTATTTCCATATCTAAAAATTCACTTTTCATTCTTCCACCACATTCAGGGCAATGTAAACTAAATATATCTTTAATTTTTTCTATTATTCTTTTTATTTTTTCTTTCACTATGTATCACTCCTCTCTAAATCATAAATTCTGTCCCTTTGCATACTTCTTAACATTGAAGACAATATTACCTCTTTATCTGCTTTAAGTTCTTGTTTTCTTGCTGATTTTATGCAATAAAGTTCTTTTAATCCATCTATTGGTTCTCTCCAAGAACTTGTTTTTTTGATACCAAAATCAAGTATTTCTTCTTTTTCTCTTGGCTCTAATCTATCTATTGCCACAAGAACTCCTATTTCTGGTGGTATTTCATCTTCTACCTCTTTATACAATTTATATGGCATTACGAAGTAATTTTTATTTCCTATAAATGTTAATCTATTTTTACTATGAAAATCTTGTTTTGATTGTTTTATCTCATAGCAGTAAGTTTCTCTTTGACAGTTATACATTATGCAATCTACTATTTCTTTTCCATACCAGCCAATCGTACATTCAAAAACATAAAAATCATTTCTTTTATTAAAACGATTTGCTAATAATTGTTCTAGTCTTTTTGTAGTTTCTGTTTTCATATCTTATTTACTCCTTTACTACCAAATTTGCTTTGTCTAGCTTATACATTATTTCACTTAATTTTTGATATGGTTTTTTGGATATAAAAATTGCTTTTATTCTACTTGTTATTACTGGTAATTCTGGTCTTATTATTTTTCTGTCATGAATACATACATAAACACATTTATTTTTTGCTATAAAATACTTATATGTATTACCATCTAACTCAAATCCAAACTTTTCAAGTTCTTCTAAATTTACTCCGTTCTCTTATTTTTAACATATCTAATTTTTCCTCTCTTTTAGTATTCTTTCTTTCGCATTGTACCAGCTATCATTTATTTCAAATGTACTATTTTTTTCTATATGTTCTATTATTTTGAATAGTAAGCATGTATTTTCTTCCAAATCATCTATAGAATTATAAGCCTCTAATGGTTGGTCTACTCTCTTACCACTTTTACTTATTTTGAATATCAATATTGGTTGAAACAACCCACTTCCAATCATATTGCTTGGATATAACATTTGTAGTAATATTCTCCATTCTTCATTTATCACATCATTTATATTTTTACTTACTATTTTTCTTACTATCTCTTCTGTAAAATCATAATATCTATATTTTCCACTTTCAATTAACCTTTTATCATCTTCTTTATAATTTAACATATCTATTCTCCTCCTACTTTTTTTAATTCTTTAATTGTTTTTAATCTAAAATCATCTATTCTCTTGCTTAGTTTACTTAAATTAATTATTCTTGTTTTTCCAAAAATTCGTGCTAACAAATTCTGTTGTTTTTTAGTTATAAATACAATAAATTCAAGTATGTCATCGTATATAATAGCTATTCCTCGTAACATCAAATAAGGTAAATTTAAAATAATTTCTAAAATATAAAACATTTCGTATAATATTACATTTTTTAGTCCTATTTTTTTTATACATTCTTTATATTTCATCTTCTCCTCCTACTTCAATTGTTAAATCGCTTATCCTCATGTCACTTATATTAAATCCATACATCGTAAATAGTCTAATGTATTCATCAGAATTTTTACAATCTATATTCATTCCATAATCTTTTTTGTTTAGTAAATGAATCACATCACCTTCCCAATGACACCAGCCTATTTTTTTTCCTTCTGCATTTTCAAAAATAAAGTCATAAGATTTATAATCATTTTTGCCCCAGAATCCGATTATATGGTTTGTCTGGAATTATATATATACCATTTATTTGCTCTGTTGGTTTTGTTTTTAGTTCTTGTAATTTTTTTCTATATTCTCTATTCATCTTCTCCTCCTACTTTAATGAAACCACATATTTACTCTATGTTTGTAACAATGTTTAAGCATATTTAACCATAATTGGTGCATATCGTAATAATTCATTTCTATGTAATTGTGTCCTTGCATTTCTACCTTCAAATCTTTCATTACATCATATATTTTTTTACATTCTTTAGGTGTTAATTTTCCATCACAGTCACTATGCCATAAAAATATATCTAAATCATCATTACATAAATTATTCCATTCTTTGATTTCTTCTGGTTGCAATTCATCTTTGAATGTTTTTTTGTATAATTCTCCTAACCTTTCGTTATAAGCACTTGCGACTTTTTTTCTATATAAATTAAAAGTTATATATCCACAATGGTAAGTATCTTTTCTTTCTAAACCTTTTACACTTATATCTAATCCCATTCTTCTCCTCCTACTTTATAGCAATTAGCCATATAACTTTCTTTTGTTAGTATTGTTTTTATGTCTTCTTCACTAAAATTACTTCTAATACTTGATACTCTTGTATCCCATTTATCTGTTATTAATTCTCCATTTACATAGTCCCCTTCTTCTATTAAGTCTATTAGTTGTTTGCTGTGTTTTAAAAATATTTTATTGTTAAATTTTTCTTCGTGCCATTCTATTTCACTTTTCCATAATTCATTTGGCAAATCTCCGCTCCATAACTCATCTGAAATATCATCAAAAATATATATTTTTTGTTCTTCACAGCCATCTACTTTCCTTATTTCTATCAATTTTGATATTCCATACTCTGTTCTCACATATTCTCCAATTTCTATCTCACTCATCTTTCTCCCTCCTCAACATATACACAGTATCCTTTAATGATTCTATTTCTATGTCTTTATTCTTTAATTCCTCTGACTTATCCCCTGCTAATATTCCACATACATACCCTATCATGAAACACACTATTACTATTATCACTACTCTTATACACTCACTTATTTTATATATTCTCTTATCATATATCTTCATACTTTTCTCCTTTATTCTCTTTTCTATCTATATTTTGGTGGGCGACCTCTTGCTATTTTGTTTGTTATGAGACTTAATTCATCGACTTTAAAGCATTCTTTGTAGCCATATATCATTTCTTTGTATAGATACATATTTTGGTTGCATTGCTGTATCAATATGTACTCATGTCCATCTTTACTTATTATCTTCGGTATTCTCATATTCTTTTATCTTTCTCCCAGAATAATATTCGTTGTACATTTGCATCCAATCATCTAGCCTCATTGTTACCAACCAATCTTTTCTATTTTTTCTATGAAATACTGTAGGGAATTTATCATCCTTTGTATCTCTTACTGCTTGTTCAATTGCTTCATCTATGTTTAACCTTTCAACTCTTTTGCTTTCGATGTGTATATAATCAAGTCCTACTACATCATCTGCTTGTCCAGTATTCCCACAAAACTGTTGTGTTCTTCTACAGTTATAACCGTATTCTTTTAATTTATTTGCCAATTCTCTTTCTCCTGCACTTCCGTTTCTTTTTACTGTTTATTGCCATTTTTCTTTAGCTCCTCTCTTAATTTTTCTTGCCAATTTTCAATACCCTGTATAAAGTTTTTACATCTCATTACTGGCTTATAATTTTCGTTTTCTTGTTTGTTACAACCCATACAATAGTAGCAAAGCGTATTCTTTTCTATTTGTTTCATAAACTAGTCCTTTTTAAATATTTATCTATTTCTTCTGCTATTGCCCACATGTTTACTGTTATTCTTTTTTCTGCCATTAGCTTTCTGGCACTTTCCGTATTTACTTTTTTATAGCAATAAAATTCTCTGCAAATCAATGGTCTTACTTCATATATCAAGCACTTTTTCCCATTATAATATGGACAACTTAGTCTATTTTGCATTACTAATATTTGTGTTTGTGGTCTTATTTTGTTCTCAATTACGTATTTTTGTATTTCATTAATTTCTTTTTGTGTTACTGGCAGAAAGTTAGTACAACATTCTCCACATTTACTACAATTCCCACAAATTGAATTATCTGTTATTTTTACATTGCCTTCTATAATATTCTTTATTATCTCTGTTATAGTTGTTTCCCTTAGCATTTTTCCCTCCTTAATACTGTGTTATATGTTCCATATTCTCTGAAACCATCTCCGCTAAATAATATCTCTTGTAATCTGTTCTCTCGCCATATCTATTAGTGTTGCTTTCCCATTCTGTTTTAAATTCGTAGCCCTCTTTTTTGAGTTGGTCTATTCTTGCTCCTAGCTGTGTTATTCCTAAATCTGCGTATGCCTCCCAGCTAGATATTGAACCAAATTCTCGTATGTAATTTATTATTCTATCTTTTTGTGTTGTTTTCATTTGTATCATCTCCTATATATTTAATTAACCCTAATACTATGTATTTAAGTATTCTCGCTCTATTCACATTGTCAAAACCAAGCAACTGTTTCTTATTCATTTCTAACATCTCATTACTCCTTTAAATTCACTATTTGGTTTATTGAATTTCATATAAACTTTTCCAACTTCTCCTGCTCTTTGCTTTGCAATTTTAACTGTTATATCGACAATGCTATCTTCCTGTTCTTTTTCTTGATATAAAAATATTACATTGTCTGCATCTTGCTCTATAGCTCCACTTTCTCTTAAATCTGCTAGGCTAGGCTCTTGCCTTGTTGCATTTCTATTAAGTTGACATATACCAATTATCGGAATTTTTAAATCTAAACTAAGTAATTTCAATGTTCTTGTTATATCTGCAACCTCTTGCTCTCTATTATTGAATTTGCCCTTATTTTTGATTAGTTGTATGTAGTCTATTATCAATAAATCAAGCTTATTTCGATTTTTCAATTTTCTTGCAATTGTCTCTATTGCTTGAATTGTTGTTGCCTTAGTTATTAGGTTAATCGGTAGTTTAGATATTTCCGTGCTAGCTCTCGCTATCTTTTCCCAGTCATCATCTTCTATTGTCCCCATTCTCATCTTATAGCTATTAACTTTAGTTTTGGTTGCCAATATTTTCTGGATTATCTGGATATCCGACATCTCTAAACTTATTATTGTCACGTTTTTACCTTTCTCTGCTATCTTTGTTGCTATTTGAAGTGCAAATGTTGTTTTTCCTACTCCTGGTCTTGCTCCAATAATGGTTAATTCCTGATTGTGTAATCCACAAATTTTATTATCTAGATCCATTAAACCTGTGTACAGCGAGTAATCATTTTTGTTGTTGTAGTTTTCTTCTAACGCACTTACTGTATTCAATACTTGTTCACTAAAAGTCTGTTCTTTTTCGTTTAACTGTTCTATGCTATTAATCTGTTTTATTATGTTCTCTGCTAATACATCTATATTTTCCGCATCTGCTATTTCGCTCACTTTACTTTGCAACAAATCAAAAATTTTACGTTTCTTTGACAAACTTATTAATTCGCCATACACATTCTCTGCACTTGATGTTCTTACGAAATCTCCTAACGAGCTTATATATTCTAAAACTTGACTGCCATTTGCTTTAATTTTTGATTTGATTGAAAGCATTGAAATTTCTTTCTTTTCTGCCCTTAATTCATTAATTGCTTTTATAATTTTTTTGTTTCGTTCATTGATAAAATCTGTTTCATCTAATGCATATTGTTCTTGTTCAAAAATTACATAATATAGCATTGCTCTTTCAAGTTCTTCGTCATACATTTATTCTTCCTTTCTTGATTAAATCTTGTATTGTTATCTTTTTCTTTACAAGTAAATCATATTCTTCTGGTGTTAACCCCGATATGTCTATCTCTTTGAGTTCTTCTTGTTTTGCCTCTTCCTTAATCTCACTTTTTGAGCTATTTCGCATATTATTTGTTTTTAGTGGATACACTGTTTGCCAACCATGTTCAATAGATTGATTCAATATTGCAATCTTTTCTTCCTCTAAGTTCGTCAACTTTTCCAAGTTTCTAAACAACAACTCTAAGGCTTTTGAAGTCATTGGTTTTTTTATTGTTTTTCGCATATCTATAAAATCTCTAACAGTAATTTCTAGCTCTTCTGAACAATTATTTTCGGCAAGAACTTCTTCAAAGGTTTTTCTTTTTTTATTTTTTTCTTTTTTTATATTATCATTATTATTATTCTTTTCATTCTTGTTTGTTGTTATTTGTTTGTTATTTGTTTGTTGATTGTTTGTTATTAAATTGTTAAATTGTTTGTTATTTTGCTTGTTATCTTCATCTATTTCAAATTGATAATTATTGAATTTTTCAATAGTTATCAAAGTGTTTTTGTTTGTTGTTTTTATTGTTATTTCGTGTGTTGATTTTAGCTTTTTTAGTGCTGTTCTTGTCTGTTGAAATGTTAAACCCACATCATCTGCAAGATGTTCTATTGATGTTAGCTTTTGTCCTCTTAAAATAGTTTGTCCTTTCCATTGTTTTTCTTTGTGGTTAGCAGTTAGTAAGAGATGAAGAAATACTACTTTTACATTTATGTCGTTGTACCATTCCCAATCAACTAATTTTCTATGTACTTTTATCCAACCTTCCATACTATCTGACCTCTTCATCGTTTTTTTGTACTACTACTGAATAATTATGTTTTAACGATATTTTTAATAAAAAATCTAATTCCTCTTGGCTTACATCGTTGTATCTAATTCTATCTGCTGAATTATATATATAATCACATACATTATCTGAATTTATAATAAGAACACTGTACATATATTTCTCCTTTCGTAAAATAAAGGGCTAGTTTTTTGTTGCCTAGCCCTGTTGTTATAATCCTAATTCTTTTAATGTGTATTCTTTATTTTCTTTCATTCCTT